ACATTTTTAAATGTTATCAACAAAACAACTCGCCAGGCCGAACGTAAAGCCAACGTTGGCAGTGTACCTACAACTGACGAATAATGTTTGGTAAATCAAATAAGAGTATATTTGATAAACAACCTGCACTTAGCGAGCAGGTTGTTATTTGCGTTCCGACCAATGGGTTAGTGCATGCTAAATTTACATATTGTTTAGTTAAAGCAATTCAGTATACTGAAAAGCAGGGAATTCCTGTAATACTTGATATGGATGCTGGCACAGTTCTAAGCAATCAGAGGCAAGTATTGCTGACAACTGCAATTGACACGCATAATGCAGAACATATTATGTGGCTTGATAGCGATATGACATTCCCTGAAGATGTTATTGTACGTTTACTTGAACATAAAAAACGTGTGGTATGTGCTACATATTCTAAACGTGTTGAACCTTTTCATCCAACTGCATTCTATAGTATAGATCCAGTAGAACCAGTTGATACACAAGGACACGGTCTTGTTAATGTTCGTTATACTGGATTTGGTTGTATCTTGATGAAGGCAAATGTAATTGATGATATGCCAAGCCCGCACTTTCCGTTAAAATGGAATGCACCAAGTTCAACTTGGCACGGCGAGGATATGGGATTTTGCGACCTATTGGATCACAATGCTATTAAAATATTTTGCGACTTAGATCTTAGTCGCGAGATTGGGCATTTAGGTCAGCGAGAGTTTCTAGTGAATCAGGCAAACTAACAAAGAATGCACACCAGCGCCTCAACTTTTTAAGATTGATAGCAGCTGACATTTGATATTCGGGTTGTGCATCACTTAGTAGCAAATTGCGAACAACTGCACCGTCGATGACGGTGCTTTTTATTAAGTTATACTTCAATGTATGATCTAAGATAACGCTGGTAAGAAGAGGATGATCCCATGTCTCCTCATTGATTAATCTACGAAGTTCTAAATACCAACGTTCGGTATATGACACATTATCTTTGTAGATGCTATTAAGAAATGGATTGCCAAGCCACGATGCCCAACAATGTTGAAAGTTAAGCTGGCAGTGGGGCCCTGTATATATTTCTAATGGTAGTTTGTTAATGGTGTTTTTAATTACTCGTAACGCCATTTAGCAAACCTTCCAGTGATTCTCTAAAGCCACGACTGCTAAACATTTTTGCAGTATTGCGATGCAGCGGCTGCGGCCACTCCCAAAGATTAACCCAGCAGTAGCCAGCACTTTCCTCATCTATTACAGGAATAAATTCTTCTTCGCACAATATCAAATAGCTAACATGCCGAAAACGTTTATCGCGTGTAGTAAACGTATATACATGGCTCATTGCTATCGTATATGGTACACCCGGGTATCCAAGTTCTTCGCATAGCTCACGCTTGAGACCATTAAGATCACCTTCGTCACCATCTAGCTTGCCGCCCCATAGCCCCCAGCACATACTATGTGTTTCTGACGGGCTACGAAGTTGCATCATAACCCTGCCAGTTTTTTTACTTACAATTAATGCGCCAACAGCTCTCATACTCTTACTTAGTTTACGATTCGCCAGTAGCCTTGCTCAAACAAGCCTTCGAGTGCAAGTACCCAGTCTGCACCAGTAAAATATAACTTAGCCATAGTATTTGCATTTGTAGTATACGCAACAGAGTTAACAGCACTTGCATCAAAGCTTACAATCCAGGCACTACCATTGTACTCAATAATATCATTGGTATCTGCAATTACATTGCCCCATAGTCCATTTTGTACAACAGCAGTAGTTAGTAAATAACGCTGCCCCGGAGCAACTGCTGGGATATTACCATTGCCTGGATAGCTACTGGTTGGATCAATGATGCCATTGATCATTGTAATAGTATCAGTTGGTAATGTTGCAGAATCGGTGGTATATGATACGACATTGGGATTCCCGGCTACTTCGGTAATCTTCAAGATCACTTCCTGTGGATCAGAGAGATCTCCAAGCTTCAATCTAATTTCAGTAATGCCATTGTGCATACCACCGTAGTGGTCAAAGTGTTCAGACCAGCTTAATTTTGCACCATTGGCACCAGTAGCTGATACATCTGTGTTATTACTGTTTAGCAACTGGATGAAATCGCTAGAGACTCGAATGTGTCGATCCTCAAACGTAATCCATTGCCGACTCGACGGGGTATTACTTCCGATGATAATATCGTCTATGAAGCCGTAGTTTGCATCTACATTATTAATGATACTATGTATAAGCACTTGTCGCTTAACCTTAGCAGGCGGCGTCAAGAATATTGGCAATTGAAAGATTAAACTCGCAACGTCAATGATATCATCTGTGCCTTGCGGAATGCTACGTGCAGTCCACGTAATGTTTATAAGTTCAACTACTGCTAAACTAGTCCAGTCGTATGGGTTTTGACTGCTTTGCAAGTTTACAGATGGATTGAATAGTAGCAAGATTTGCTCGAGTAACTGCAACTTTTGTTCAGTATTACTGGTCCATATGTCAACGTTAATTGTCAAGTCAAACGGAATTGGAGCATGTCTTTCTAATGTGTAAGTTTCCCCAACCTGGTCTTGGTAACTTCCAGCTTCTGGGTCATACTGCTTTTCATAGATCTGTACACTATCTTCAAATGAAGGTGTCATTCTTCGTTCTGCATTTGGCAATAGTTCTGCAATATAGCAGCTAATGGCAGGCACACTTAACATTGTGTTCTCACTGTTCTTGCGTAAGATGTGTTGACTCATACGAGTCGTATCACCATATCGAACTGGTACTTGATGATAATTGTCAAGGCCGTTTGCGTCCTTGCCCATCTTTACACTGAACCCACCAAACAGTCTCATGAACTGTAGTAACCAACGTCTTATTTGTTGATCATAAAAATATTGCTGTGCCATTAATTGTCTGCCTTAGGTTTAACAAATACATTGCTTAATGCTTGTCGTTGCGGAACTGTACCAGTTGCTGTAGTAGTAGTGCCTGTATTATTGATGTAGCTGCCGCCATTGACCGTGGCATTTGCCCAGCCAGTTGCTTGTAAGTTGTCTGCTACTCTGAACCATTTATTACCACGATACACAAACAGACGTTCGGGAGTATAGTCTGCTCTAACAAATAAATCACCCTGTGCTGGCTGGTCAGGAAAACTTAATCCAGATGGTACAGATGATGTATTGCCACTTGCAGCAACTTGCTCTGAACTGTTAACAGAAATATTAGAAGTACCAGATCCATCAAACCCGGTGATCACAGGAGCATAGGTTGAATCTGTGAATTCAGTATTACTGTAACCAGCTGCTGGAGTAAGAACTTCAGCAGAAGCAATGATAGCATTAGAAATTTCCATCTCTCGATTGTAAGTGCTCAACGCATTTTTTAAACTATCTTCATCTTGTGGATCGCCAAGTATGCTGCGATACTCTTGTGCATCATTGATAGGTGCTGCCTTGATACGCCATAAATGTGGCCACCAAGTTGGACCAAATCCTTCAGCTGAACGGGAAGCATCTTGTATAGAGTAAAACTTGTTGATACTCTTTGCAGTAGCATCTAATAGCAGGTCATCGTTCAAGTGAGGAAGTTCGAGTACATCGCCTGCCATAAGTTTACGGCCCAATCGTTCAACCATTTCATTTGTGTGCAATGTGATGAACAGCGTATCAGCGTTTAGAAACAATCCAAACTGGCTCAAATCAAAGTCTTGGTCAGTTACATTATAAGTTCCGCGAAGTTCGTACACAGTGGTGTCGTACACACGATCACGGTTCTCCATGAATAAGATGTCTTGAATGTCCATCTCATTAATTTCTGATTTTCCGCTCAATTTTGGACGAGCAGGGTCAGATCCATCTTCTACAGCAGCAGGACCAAGATACTTATGGATCAAGATTGTGGTGCCACCGGCACCTACCGCTTCACGAATGATTCGGTCCTGATAATAAAAGTCCTTAGTCTTGGCGTTTTTCCAAAGTGATATTTTAGGCATAATTTTACAGGACCAAAATAGCCCTGTCTCTTAGTCTTATTTACCGGTTGACAGGTCCGCAAAGATCATATATAATAGTCACATACGCTACTAAAACGGAGTAAAAAGCATGGCTACAGCAACCAAAAAACCCGCAATGAAATTGCCACCTAAGAAAAAGACGCTTGCTCGTCCTACTCGTACTGGCAAAAAGACAGCAACAACAATGCGAGTTGATGCAGAAGGTGGAATTAAGCTGAGTGCCATCCCGGTCACTGACATCAAGTACATGGGCGATGAGCCAGATTGGTCTAAGCAGGACAAGTACAGCGAATCAGCACGCCGTTCGCATATGGCTCGTAGCTTTAACTGGTACAATTACTCATGCGATCGTAAGCAGGCTCGTAGCTTCTTTGAAGATTATTGCAGTACTGTTGAAGAATTTAAGACATGCAAAGTAAAGTTTAAGCGTTTGCCTGACAATGCATTTGAGCTAACAACTGGCTGGTTGAGCCGTATGATCCTTGCTGGATTCAAGATTCAGGAAGGTGAAGATCGTACTATCATTGAACAAGTTGCCAAGTTGGAAAAACGACTGCTCGAGGAAAAGGAAGAGGTCATTGTTGTCAAGCCCGGTGCTGTTGTGATCAAGAAAGAAACAATCCAGGATCGACTTGCTGAAAAGTTTAGTGAAGCAATGGGCGAAGTTGAAGGTGCCATTGACGAGTTTGTGACCGAAGGTAAAGAGTACTCAACATTCAAATTGCTAAGTGCGCAAAATATTGCAGTGCAGTATGCAACTAAAATTCCAGATATCATTCAACCGCGTATTGCTGAAATGAACGAACTGCTTGAAGGTAAAGATGCTCAACTAAACGAAGCATATAAGTTCATGGGTAAACGCGAAGTTAAGGCACTGATTAAGTTTTACGAAACTATCATCAATGATGCAATGGCTTATAAGACAAGCAAAATTGCAACTCGTGCTAAACCAAAGCGTAAGCCAGTTCCGCCTGAGCGTACAGTGCGAGCCCTCAAATATCTTAAAGAGTTTGCAGAGCTGGGACTCAAAAGTATCAACCCAACAGAAATTTTGGGCATGAGCGAGCTGTGGACTTATAACACTAAGACACGTAAGATTGGACGCTTTGTTGTAGCAATGCATGGTGACATGGTAGTAGGACAGCTTGGTGTTAAGGGCAGTGCTATCATTGGCTTTGACGAGATTAAGAGTATCACAAAAACACTACGGAAACCAGCAGAAAAACTCACAGAGTTCAAGACGCTTGGCAAGCCACAGCTTCGTAAGTTTATGGATACTATTAAAAGCGTAGAAGTTAAGCTAAAAGGACGCATTAGTCCAGAAACTATCCTGCTCCGCGCAATTAAGTAAGCCTTATCGAGTAGTCTCCGGTAAATAGAACTGGAGACTATTCATGACTGATAAAAAAACAACATTTCGTTCTAAAGCTGCAAAATACATCGAGCTAAACCTTGGCGGCGGCATGGTTGATGTAGAGCTTGACAAAGAACACTATGATATGGCAATCGATCGTGCCATTGCAAAGTATCGACAGCGTAGCAGCCGATCAGTTGAAGAAAGTTTTATGATTTTAACGCTTGCTGCCGGGTCAAGCGATTACACGTTACCCGACGAAGTAATTGAAGTAAAAGAAATACATAGATCAGGTGAAGGCGGCGTAGGAACAACCAGTACAAGTTTTGAACCATTTGAAGCAGCATATTTGAACATGTATATGTTGAATTCTGCCCGTGGCCAAGGACTATTGTCGTTTGAATTGTTCATGGGACAGCGAGAATTGCTTGGCCGCATGTTCGGAGCATACATTACATTTACATGGTCGTCAACAAGTAAGCGTCTAAGTTTGCATCGAGTAGTAAAGGGTGAAGAACGGGTACTATTGCACACTTATAACTATCGCCCAGACGAAACTTTGTTGCAAGACGTAAGTGCAGGGCCTTGGCTACGTGACTATGCTACTGCCGCAGCAAAATTGATGATTGGTCAAGCCCGTAGCAAGTTTTCTCAGCTTGCTGGCCCGCAAGGCGGAGTTACCTTAAACGGCAACGATATGATCGCACAAGGTCAAGCGGAAATGTTAGCATTAGAAGAAGACCTAAAAACTTACGTCGACGGCGGAACTCCGTTGGGCTTCATCTTCGGATAATGTCTAAGTACTCTACACTTTTATACAGGCTATACCATTGGGTAGCAATGATACCGGGTAAAATCTCCTGGAGTAAAGCACATAAGATTACAGTAACTGACCAAGAAGAACTGGCAAAGGTGTTGGCCAGTGGATATTACATTATCTTAACAGGCAGCAAGTCTCATTTGAGTAGTATTGTAGTGTCGTTTTTATCCTGGGTTAAAACAGGTGTTTGGGCAAACTATAGCCATGCGCTAATGAACTGCGATAACATTACTGACCCGCTTGATACTCAAAGTTTTAAGTTTGTTGAAGCGACTGCAACAGGAGTACACTACTCTACATTTGAAGAAGTGTTTGCATGTGACTCGGTATGCTTGCTAACACCGCAGAATATTGATAACGTTGAGTGGACAGCGATCATTGATGCACTACTAAAACAACAAGGTAAGCCATATGATGATTTATTTGACTTATCAGATAATACTCATGTAAGTTGTGTAGAGTTAGTTTTGAATGCACTGAAGGCAGTAAACTATGATGAAGAGTTTGCCAATCTCAAGATCCTTATAGCTGAAGAAAAGAATCTAGTTCCGCAAATGTACAGATCCTGTACAGACTTTATGGTAAAATACGAAAAGTAAAAGTCTTGACCTAGTGTTACAGTTATGCTACAATAGGTTATGACTAAACAAATTATTGGCGTTTGCGGTTTCATTGGTTCTGGCAAAGACACTGCCGCAGACTACCTTGTAAACTTTCATGAGTTCCGACGGGATTCATTTGCCGCTACCCTAAAAGATGCAGTTGGTGCAGTGTTCAATTGGGATCGAGAACTTCTCGAAGGCCGCACTAAACAAGCCCGCGAATGGCGCGAGCAAGTTGATCCATGGTGGGCAGAACGATTAAACATGCCCGCACTAACACCACGTTTAGCACTGCAACTTTGGGGCACTGAAGTATGTCGACGTGGATTTCATGACGATATTTGGATTGCCAGCTTAGAAGCACGTTTGCGTAATACACAGGATAACATTGTTATTAGCGATTGCCGCTTTCCAAACGAAATCAACTCTATTAAACAAGCAGGTGGCCAAGTAGTATGGGTTCAGCGTGGTACATTACCAAGTTGGCATATTATGGCAGGCAAAGCAAATAACGGTGATATAGTTGCTGCTGAAAAGCTCAAGCAGCTTGGCATTCACGCCAGTGAAACAGCATGGGTTGGTACTAAATTTGATGCGGTTATTGATAACAATGGCACGGTTGACGAGCTATACAAACAGCTTGCAACGATTGTCCAATAATCAGTAAAATTACTATTCCCGCTAAATAGGCTCTCTTTTAATACTATCAGCTAAATATCTTCATAGAGGGTAGAATCCCCTAGATTATGGAGATATTTCAAATGGCTCAATTAAGTTCCCCAGGCGTAAGCGTTT